TGTACGGCACCAGTGCTCATTACAAACTCACCATTGGTAAGCATTGCAGGAACTTTATCTATACCAGACTCACCTTTTACACGACCACCCTCTTCATAACCGCGCAATTTTTTCATCATCTCTTCTTGCTGTTTTCTTCTGTTATATAACTTACCTGCAAGAGTATTGTTACTTACATTATCTAACTTACCTTCAGTCGCTTTTTGTGCATCACCACTGAACCAAGACATTGGATTAAAAATATTAAAACTATTTTTGTCTTTTTTCTCAACAACTCCACCACCATTAAATTGTTGTAGTTGTAATTGTGTTACTTTACCACCACCATTAAATGCCTGCATATCAATACCACCCAAACCAGTTGGATCTTGTCGAAGTCCCAAAGGATCAACAAATTGATTTGGCATGTTATTAAGAGTTCCACCACCACCAGCATCTTTTAATCTAGTTCCCTGAACCAGTGCTTCTCTATCACCAGCACTCATATCTTTTGTGCTAGGTGCTACTTCTAATTCTTGGCGAGATGTATCTGCCCTTACTGTTTCATTTTCAACTACTTTATCTTTTCCAAGCATCTTACCAATGCCATATATACCCAAACCTGTTGCAACTGTACCAGCAACAATCGGATTCTTAAGAAGTGCAAGAATCTTTGGTGTGAATTTAATTAATAGTCCTGTTATGGTTGTTATAAACCCACCAAGTTTAGTTCCAAATAATAAGTATCCTGCAAGTAAGGTAGGCCAAAAATCACCCAAGAATTTAATAATATTATTAATTTTTGTCTTATTATCTGGGTCGCCAAACCATTCTATCAACTTAAACAGTGCTCTGCCTAAAAATATAGTTGTAAAATACTCAATAATTTTATCAAAAATAGACTTAACCGGAGCAACAATAGACTTTGCTGCCTTCATCAATACAGAATCTTTCTTCTCTAACTTATTTTCTCTAACAGACCTCTTCTCTTTTTCTTCTTTCTTTCTCTCCTTATTTGCTTTCTTCTTATCAAAATCTTGATCCTTTTTTATAATCTCAAGAATACTATTAATACCTTTTAGGATGTCATCAATGTTATTATCTTTTTCTTCTTCTAAAGGATCGACATTAATCTTCTGTTGATTTGGTACAACTAATGCACCACCTTCTTCAAAAGATTTAGTCTCTTGCTCATCAGATTTTTTCTTTCGGTTTAGAAAATTTTCAATGAATGTACCAAACTTATCACTATCGTTTCTTGTTTTAAACCCCTCTTTTCTTTCCTCACTAGTCAGTTGCTCACCCTCAATGGTGCCTTCTGCTATTAACTCATCACGATACTTGGCATACTTATCCTCACCAAAAAACTTTGAGGGAACAATCGCACTTGCTTTGATTGTAGTTACTTTTGCTTCTGGTGGTGCTTCTACAGGTTCGTCTTGAATCGAACCTAACAGGTCATCAAGTCCTTCTGGGATATCTTCTTCCACTTCCTCTTCTTCACCAATCATATCCCTTGCCATCTCATGCAAGATAGTATCATTATAACCCATAATAATACGACTATCAACATCCGAAGATTCAGCATCATCAAGAGAGTTGTATGTCTTTGATATGAGAGCAATTTGGTCGTCAGAAAGTTTGGCGACAAGATCCTTTCCCAGCATTTTGCTGTAAGATTCTCTTATCTGTGCCTTACTTCTTCTAGCCATTTTGTTGTTGCTTTAATTTTTCATCTTCAAGATGTGCTTGCAATAAACCAACATAAACATCTCTTTCCCAAGGAATAAGATTCTCAATCTCAGTTAATGAATATTTATGGTACTGTATCAAGGCAAAATTGAGACGATAATAACTCTCAAGATCCATATGGATCATGCCTACGCGAAAAAACTTGACAGTCCCTCCAAGACAACCACGCTCTCTACTTTAGTATTTGGATTCGTTACAGTAATTGAATGAGACAGTTTAGGCATTGTCTCAAAGAACTTTTCAATATCTTTAAACTGTGTGGAATTCATTGACTCAACAAATTCTTTTATCTCTTTCTTGCTACAGTCTGCTGCAGCCCATACTTCATCTTCAGTATAGATCTTATCAATACAAGTTGAGATTAATTCAAAGGATTGATCCATTACATTTTTATCACTGAAGTCAAAGTTATTCTGAATGAATTGATCCAGTGATGGATACTTCATCTCCATCATAATTGATTCATCAATCTTGATTTGTTTTTTATGATTCTCATTTTTTTGAATTTGAATATCATCAAGATCAATCGTCACTGGGACTTGTGTTTTTCCATCATCAGGGCAAATAATATTTACTTCAATCTCTTCACCAACAGACTTACCTCTGATGTTGAGAAACAAATATTCGATATCAAATGTAGGAAGTTTCTCTACTTTGATACCCTTTGTAATGATACAACTTTGAATAACAGTTTTGATCGCATTAGTGATTTGTTTGGTATCCTCACTCTCTAATGCAATAACAAGTACCTTTTCTTCTTTAACTAGAAATGGTCTATATGTAATTGTTTCTTCTGTTGATGGCAACTCAAGTTCATATCTTGGCGTAGCAATCTTTGGTAAAGGCATAATATCCTATAAAGTTCAGTGAAATTATTTATGAGAGATTTTCAAAACCTTGATGTTCTTCAACAATATATCTAAGGTAAGTCATTGATACAGTACACTTCAATAAATCTGTAGACCCATATGATAAAGGCATTGAATTAATTGCAATTGGATATGCATCTCTAAAAGTGTATGTCAAATTTAATCCATAATCTTTTTCAAATTTAGTCACCTGCATTATTGTTTTATAATCATTAGGATACTGTACCTTATAATGATAATCTCTACCAGTTCTAACATCTCTAGTATCGTCTCCAACAATAAAGTTGATCCATTTTTCAAAATATCTAATCTGCGAATACTTTTCCCCTTCAACATAAAAAGTTAAATCAAGTCTATCATCATACATCCTTCTATATGCATTTCTTTCAGTAACACCATGCCTGTCACCTGTAATTTCTTGAGTGTTTAAAGATACTCCAGGAAGAGATGCCTCAGAACAGGACATATGAAACTCTTCTTTAGACACACCATTAAAAAAATTATCCAGCACTGAAGGATTAGTTATGCTAACAGAAAATTTTGACGTTAGCGACGGTCTAAGCAACGCACTTGTTATTTCTCCTATAGATTTAGCAGTTGCCATCTAAATAGTTTTTAAGATTATATACTATGTATGGCGGAAAGTAATAAAAGTAAGTACTATCCTTCCTATCCAAAAAAATATAAGGGCAATCCTAATAATATTATATGTAGAAGTAGTTGGGAGAGAAAGTTCTGCCACTATTGTGACTTGAATGAACAAGTACTTGAGTGGGGGAGTGAAGAATTTTATATTCCATATGTCTCACCTGTTGATAATAGAGTTCACAAATACTTCCCTGACTTTATTATGAAAGTTAAGGAAAGTGCAGGAAGAATTAAAACTTATGTGGTTGAAGTGAAACCTAAGAAACAATGTGTTCCACCAAAGAAACCAAAAAGACAGACGAAAGGTTATCTATATGAAATGAAAACCTATGCAGTCAATCAGGCAAAGTGGAAAGCAGCAAAAGAGTTCTGTGATGATAGAAGGATTGAATTTAAAATCATCACGGAAAATGAATTAGGAATCCGATGAACCGTATCGAACCAATACTAGACGATATAAATGCTACTAATGATACTGAAGATCAGATGGAGATGATCATGGAGGCATTAAATGATACAGTAACACCAGTGCCAGATGAAGGAACATTATGTACCTTTGTTTACAATGCAAAAACTCCTGGTGTCACATATGACCAGCATCCTTTAGTCGCTGTAACTGATTTATTTCCTTGGGGATTTCGTGGTCTCAATTTTCACTGGCAAGAGTATCGTCAATATACTTGGGAAGAATTAGCAGGTCAAGTTTATATTGTAAATAGAACTGAACTTGATGATTTGTTATCAATACAATATGGAAAATTCATACTAAATAAATAAAAACCCCGTTTAATGGCGATAAGATCCTCAGAAAGAGCAATTGGCGACCCTCCTATTCCAACCGTATTGGAAGTGAATGATGAGACGGGTAGCACAGAAATATTTTCTTTAGTAGGTGGGGACAAACAGCTCATCGCAACTTCTACTGGAAAGGATTGGGAAATTAAAACTAGATTTCGTGGTATCTATAATAGAGAAAACGCAGGTGTATTAGAAATTGATCTTGATATAAATGAAGTACGAGATAGATTTAATACTGAATTTGTATCAGATTTTAATAATGATAGGGCAAAACTTATTAATGATTTTTCATCAGATGATGTAAGAAGATCACTAAAGGAAGCAGGATATCCAAGAGTAAAAGATCCAGACAATAATACAACATCTAGTGATACAACCGGAGTTCCATCTACAGCAGATAACTCAAGCAGTCAAGGTGGAGATACTAATACCACCACTATTAATACTATAAAAGATATTGCTAACGAAGGGATAGAGGGTGGAGGTATGCCTTCAGGTTCAATAAGATACCCTATTGATATGGATGATAGGATGAATAAACTTCAAATTAATATCATTAAGTATGAACCTAAAGGAGTTGCTTCAAAGAGTGACAGTTATCAATCTAAAGATAGACAAAAAGGAGAAACTATAATCAGTATATTCTTACCTGTTCCTGGTGGCATTTCAGATCAAAATCAAGTGTCTTGGAACAGAGGAGATATGAATGCTCTGGAACAAGCAGCAGCAGAATTTGCAGTTTCTGCAATTCCTGGAGGAGCAAAAGGTGCAGAAAAATCTGCAACAGAAATCGTTGAACGACTAAGACAGCAATCGCCCTCGGTAAAAAACGCAGTCGCTGCTGCGCTGGCAGGAGCAGCATCAGGTCTTAGCTCTCAATTACTTACAAGAGAAAGTGGTGCAATCATCAATCCAAATGCCGAGTTATTATTTAATGGACCAACAATGAGAAACTTTGGATTCTCTTTTAATATGAGTGCTAGAAGTGAAAACGAAGCAAGGGCAATAAAAATTATTATCAGAGCACTGAAACAGGGAATGTCTGTTCGTAGAAGTCAAAGTGGATTATTTTTACTCTCTCCAAATATATTTGAACTTAAATATATGAGTGGATCTGGTTCTCAAAACCCACACTTAAATAAGTTTAAGATGTGTGCTATGACTGCAATGAATGTTAACTACACACCAAATCAAACATTTATGACATTTAAGAATGATATGCCCGTTGCTTATCAAGTTGATATGCAGTTCACAGAACTTGAACCAATCTTTAATGATGATTATAAAGATGATAACTCTATAGGTTTCTAAAATGTCAAACTATTTTAAAAGATTACCCGACCTAGAATATATCAGTAGATTAAAAGACTCCAAATTGTCTGATTACATTGTGGTGAAGAATCTTTTTAAGAAAGGAGTCTTAAGAGAAGATATCTATCAGAATCTTAGTAGTTTTAACAAGTATAAAATTATTGGTGATGAAAGACCTGATAACGTAGCACAAAAAATATATGAAAATTCAGAATTAGATTGGATAGTTTTAGTATCAAATAATATCATCAATATTCAAACTGAATGGCCTATGAAGCAGAATGATTTTGATGAGCATCTTCTTATGAAGTATGGTACGTATGATAATCTATACAGCGGAATTCATCACTATGAGTCAAAAGAAATTAAAGATGAAAATGGCGTAATTCTTTTACCAGAGGGTCTTTGGATCGATGAAAATTATGAGTTTTTATATACACTCAATACTGGAATCCTTTCAAAGAGAAGACCCGCAGTTCCAGTTACAAATTACGATTATGAATTAAATCTGGAAGACAAAAAGAGAAATATAAACTTACTCAAACCAAGATATGTTAATTTAGTTATTGATGATCTCAAAGGTATTATGGAATATAAAAAAGGTTCTACTCAGTATGTAAGTAGAACCTTAAAGAGAGCTGATAATGCTAAACTATATCAGTAATTAACTTTCTGCAAGTTTCTGGAAGTAAGACAGAGCATCATCTTCATCGGAATCATTAGACTTAGGAGTGATGTCTGGCGCATTGAAGTCAGCAACAGGTTCAGGTGCCTTTGACTTGAATTCAGGTGTGAATGAACCACGACCTTCACTCTCATCATCAAGTTCTTCATCATAGCGAGCAGGTGCTTGCTTCTGCCCCAGAACCATTTTCAGACGCTTCTCCAGTTGCTCATAAGACTTGAACTGATCATCAGCAATCAGTGTGGCAAGAGAATACTGCTTCTTCCATACTGTTTCAAGAGCATCATCATCGTCAAGCAGAGCACTAGGTGCTGCGAACTCAGATGAATCATAGTTCCAGTAACCTGCAACTTTCTTCAGTTTCAGTTTGAAGTTTGCACCTTGCCAAAAATCAAAGGGATTGATTGCCTCTTCATCTTCGTATTCAGGTTGCATGGCTTCCATGACCTTATCAAAGA